CTAGAAGACGGCAGGCTGCGAGATGACACGCCTTGCGCCAGTGTTTTCGTCAAGGGTTGTTAGCTCTAAGTTCTGTACTGCAAAATGCAAGTCGTCTGGCCAGCCATTAAATCGCTTTACCACATATAAGGGGCGCAGCAAACGCTCACGAATGGGCTCCAGCAAGCCTTGTTTAATGATAAAAAGCTCGCGAGCTTCAGTACCGTTAATGCTTTTATTCTTACCCGGCGATGCCCCGATGAGCGACGGATGTACCCCCATCCCATACGCCAGAATATTCGACACCTCTTCGAGATCGGCAAGCAACTCTCCCCCCTGACCCGATTCGTTTTTTATAGGGGTGATTGAGATTGAGGCGTGTTGCTGATTCCCATCCCTAAAGCTTTCAGAAATGAAAGACAAGCCAGAGTTCTTGTTGTTCGATAGGAATTTGTCTAACGACTCCAGAACACTCTTTTGCGCATCTCGCTTTTGCTCTTCTGTAGTAGCGCCGACTTTTGCGTAATAGTTGCGCCAGAACTCGGAGTGGAGCTGTACGTGATACTTCAGTATCGTAGCGTTTTTCAGAAGTGCGCGCTTATACTCTGGGATCTCCTGTACGAATTCCAACCACCCGGAATCTGCAAGCGATTGCCACCATGCTCGCGAGTAGTATGGGCGCCCCAGTGAAGGCAGATGCACAGGAACCACATACCGAAGCGCGTCAGACGGTAAATAAAAGTCCGTAGAGTCGGTTTCAAGCCCAGCAAGGTATCGTAACACCCTTGCCGTGTAATGCGGCGGCAAAACGCGCGTAACAAGCACATCTGCGGGTGTGCCTCCTTCCCATGTGTTGCTATAGAAGTGGTGTTCTACTGCGCCGGTTTCTGGGTTTGCTTCCTCCCATCTCGAAAAATACGCCTCTAGGTGATGAAGGCCTACAATCTTGTCGCGCGATGCCGATAGTTCTACTGCGGCAAAAGTGTTATTAAAAACCGTCTGGTCAAGACACTGCTCCGCAAACCAACCATTTACGTCATTCTCTTCTAAGAATTCGTTAACCTCGGCATATTCGTAGCAAGGGACATTGCGCCAGCGCCCATTTTCCTGTATTCTACGCACAGGTATCACCCCATTGCCACACATTAGAGACGACTTAAATTCCATCGCAGCCGAGAGCAACGGATTGCCACGAACTTGCTCTATCATCGCGCCGGGCAAGTCGTTCCGGACGCCCCACGACACTGCTCCCCGTAGCTCTTCTGGCGCCTCACTTGCGCCATCGGCTACCGCAGTAGTAGGAATGGTAATCAGTGGCGTACGTGTTAACCGTACATCGTCATATCGCTCCACAATCTTTTCCAGACTGCGAATCAGCGGCACTCCATTGGTTGTGTACATCTTCTTTTTTGTTGTTTGTTCTTTTCTAGAAGGCGACAAGCGTTTTGCGCGAGTTGCTAAATATCGGTGTTGGGTATTCTGTATTGCGCATTAAACGCGTAGCGAACGTGTAGAAGAAATTAGCGCAACGAGAGGTAAAGCTGCAGAGCGGTCACTACTGCAGAGAGTGTACCTACAAAGAAAGAGATAAACCATCGTGCTTTTTGTATGTTCTGCGAATTGGCATCTACCGACTCGCGTAACGACTGCAACTCGCGCCGGATTTCCAGCAAGTCCTCTCGGATTCCGGGTCTGAACTCATCGCCTACCAGAGCTGTATAAACCGCGTCGGTACGGACGGTATTGCGTTGTACTTGTGTATGTAAATTCATTGTAAGAGAGGTTTATAGGTGTTGTGCAAAAATATATTAATTCCCATTAAACCAGCTCCCCCCACACCTTTGCAGTAAATCTGTTCAGCATTATCACAACAAGAATATAATATATTTTATCTTTGCAGAGTTGTTATTATTTCTACACCCATTAAAATAAAAACCCTCGCCTACCCGATGATACTATTCCTGAACGAACTCCTCGCAAAACTTCTTAAAAAAGACGCCCAAGAGAACACCCCCACTGTCTCTCTACGCTACGTAAAAGCCGATGGGCGCATCGTAGATATTCCGAGTGCTTGCGCACTGAAATACAACCGAAGCAAATCGACCCTTGTTATGCGGGTTCCGGGCGGAGCACGCTCCCTAAAAACCTTTGCTATTGTAGAATGCGACGGCGATGAGATATTTATGTAACAACTATACCTATCCCCCAGCGTTACGGTGGGCACTCGCAATGCTGTATCGTCCTGTAAACGCGTAGCGCTTTCTAGAAGAATGTACTGTTTGTGGGCTTTGTATATCCGAAGTGGCGAGCACAATCAGCCGATTGATATCGATCACCAAACCGAGATCGCATACCAATGGCAATCGCCCTACTATACAGGAAAGCATTCCAATTCCTGGGACTTTACCGTACCCCGAACCCCACACAACGAATCCATCCTACTAAACAGAACTACCAACGGCGAGTTAATACCTTTCAACACTGCAGAACACTCTGCCTATTTCATCGGTTTGCCTTGGTTAGCACAAGACGAGATCGACTCCGGAATTCTACGCCTTGTACAAGTATCGCCCTCGCGCTTTACCCTTCAGTTTACGCAAGTTAATCACCTTCTGGAGCGCTTAAAACACGCCACAGGATTCCAGCTACGTATTACCCCTTCGTCTGCTGACGATTTTAAAGGCTCTACCCCCAAATTCTTCATCGCACAAGGCGAGTCGACCCGCGCACGAACTACCTCCGCAGCCTACTGTGTTGCCATACGTATCGATGTCCTGTTACAGGAAATCCTCGCCTTCGGAGCACAAGCAAAGAAGAATATACATATTCAACACTACCTCACTACCCAGCCCAAACTATACCTACTATCATCGCGCACAAACCTTCTGGGGAGCGTACAAAAAGTAACCACTTCAGAACAAACTATATATACTGCGGGGACGGTTATCGAATTAATAGACAAAAAATTTAAACGACACGAAGTAGGCGATTACTACAACCCCACTCTCTACCTTACGAGTGCCGATAGTTTCAACTTCCCAACCGAGGGCAATCTTTACCAACTCCTACAAGAGATTTGCGGTATTCTACAATGCGGTATCCGCTTTCAAGAAACCCTTACAGGCAACTTTACCTGCACTATTACCTCGCCACAAACTACGCGCGATATATACCCCAGACTCGGTGAGCTTACCTCTTTCGAATTTACTAAGTTCGAGATCCACACTCCTCCGCCTTATGACAAGGTTTGCACAAAGGAAGAGCGCGATATTATTCTGAAACTGAAACGCCCCATCCCCTACAACGCTCCACTCCCTTTGGTATTCTACACCAAAGAAGATAAAGACAAAAACCCAGAAGATAAACCCCAACTCGAACTCCGATTCTTTGCGCGAGGTACTCTTTTCCATTTCCTAAATTCGGTAGAAGACGGAGCCGATTTCTATCAGGAACACCCTACAACTCTCACTCGCTACAACTCACGCAATATCCCTACCTACAAACACATCGGTCACAACCCCTATTCTGCGTTTGAATACCCATCTAAAGGCCGCTACGCTAAACCCGTAAACGACACCCTCCGCATTACTATCTACAACAACGGACGCACAAACATAGACGGCATCCGCATCCTAGACTATGTCGAAGCCTTTGGCGAGGTTTACTACCACGACAGAGACAAAACGCAATGGCAATATCTCGGCACAGTCGTAGCGCCAGAACAAACCCCTAAGTATCGCGACGGCATCAGTACCCAACAAACTACCCTCCTCCGCGGGCATCTTATCTTTGCGCCGTCCGAGCCCCTCACCGCGCTCACTCTTACTACCGATTCGTTTTACCTCTATACAGAACAAAAACACTTCGAAACCCCCAAACCATTCCAAGGAATTGGTCAACCTATCCCAGATCTACCCTCCGAATTTATTCGCTATATCGACGGCAAAAAATACTACTTCTACACTGAAGAAGATTACCTAGACTGGCGAGTCCCAGACTCACCCAAAAAGCTCCACCACCAACTATGGCTCCTCGCCTACAGACGCGATTACGAACAACTACTGGGCAATCGTACTCGAACTATACAAGGAAATATACAACGGATTGTTATAAGCGACGGATTCAACCCCAAACCGCCTTTCAAACCTATCTTAGAACATTACTACGCAACCCCAAACCCAAACGCAGTTATCTACAATCGTGACGGGTTACCCAGCCGCCCACCAAGAGTTGGCGACGACGATCTCATCCCAGTACCGCCCTCGCCTAAACCACCAACACCAAGCCCAGACCCAGGATTACCCGGCAATCCCACCGTCTGGCAATCACCCGTAAAAGAAGACCTTGACGAGGTACCTACTTCTGGGCACTGGGACGAACTCTACGACGGCAAGATTACAATCCCAATCAACACATCGCCCCCCATTCCAACCCTAAACATTCCACGCCCCCATACAACGGAAGCGCTAAAACCTAAAATATACCTACGCTCCCTATGCGGTGCCCCTTATTTAGCGCAACACCCCTTCCTCGAAGGAAAGTTCAGCATAAAGAACCAAACCCAAATCCGCACACTCGCACAACAACCAGATACCGAGATCAACTACTACCAACAACTACTCATCCGCCTACTCTACAACGCTATTGAGGGTACTCTTTCGGTAAATCGCGAGGACATCATCTTTAACGCCCTTCACCGCTACCCGTACCCAGACACAAGCTCCGAGCAACAAATCGCACAGCAACGAATTAAATCCCTAAACCTCACCTTGCGCAGACAAGAAATTACCATCCGCTCGGCAACCGTCATTCAGTTCAATGCTACCTATAAAGCGTAATACTCTGCGGGTTAGCCGTAGTATCGTGTATCGCCTTTAATGCGTAGCGAATTTCTAGAAAAAAGATGTATAATCTTAAACTCGAAACCCTCAAGAAGTATTTCCTCCTTAACAATTCGTTTGAGGAGGACTTCTTTCAACGCTTTGCCGCATCGGTATCGCAGTCGGCATTAAGTTACTTTTTCAACCTTGTACCTATAGAACAAGAATACCCAAGCCTTGCCGAGTTTACCGATACTCTGCAATCCCTGACTCATCGTCAAGGGTTAACGCAACTAACCGAGCAGTTTGTAGCCGAGGAGGCATTCTTGGCAGCACTCCCACACCTCGATACCCTAATCACCAAAGGGGGGATTGTTACTACTTCTGGCGAGGGCATTACACCGGCATCCCAGGCGCGAGTCGAGCGACTTTTAGAACAAATTCGCCACCAACACCAACGTACTACCGAACAGCTATACTTCGAACTCAAACGCAAAGAGTACAGCAGTGTATCGCCACACATCCGTATCGCCACTTATGCGCATTCTATTTTACAAGACCCTCGTCTATTACAATACTTCTACAACGACGATTACCTCCACCACTTCTTTACCTTTTACAACGCGATACAGAATACCGATACCCTCCTCGCACAACATTACCTAGGTACCAGACTAGTAGAAAAACTAAAAAACGACGCCTACAAAATTTACGCAGACCCAGACAATGCTACCGAAGCAGAGCAAACAGAAGTGCAGTTTTTTGCCTCGATTTGCGCTTGGCTATACTACGAACATACCCCATACAAACCCGCACTAAAAGACCGCCAAGAAGAACAGAAATACACCCTAACTCGCGAGCATATACTAACAGACATCCGTACCTACATCCGTAATGCTACGCCAGACATCGCCGCACTCTACGATACAGAAACTGACCCCCTCGGCATTAACCCCAAACCCAGAATACAGAACACCAAAAACCTAGTAATATAAGCATGGACGATCTCTCCGAAGCAACCGCCAGACTCCTCACCCATCTTTTCGAACCAGAAGAGCAAAAAAAATACCTCACACCCGCACAGCAGCAACGTCTCGCCATTTACGAAGACCTCTACACTCGCTGGAACGACCAGGTATATCTCACAGACGCCGAGATGGTACACTACGCCATGGAAACCTACAAGTGTTCGAGACGTCAAGCCTATACCTATATAGCCGATACCAAACTCGCACTCGGTACCCAACGCTCTGTATCGCGCACATGGTACCGCCACATAGTTGTAGAAATGCTACTAAAAGCCTACCAAGCCGCTCTACAAGCTAACAATATCCGCGCGATGATTGCAGCAGCAGAGGGTATCGGCAAGTACACTAATCTTGACAAAGCCGATTCGGAAGCTATCGACTGGAGCAAGATACAACCCCCCGCCTTCGAACCGTCTGCCGACCCCAAACTCCTCGGCATTACACAGGAGGCGATAGAGAACTTTGACAACCTACGAAAGAAACTCGAACGCAAATACAAAATTAACCTCACACCTCCCCCTACTACTATCGCCACAACCCAGAACACCGATACTATTACAGACCTCGAAATCGATACAGAAGAATGAAAAGAAAAACCCGCCTACTAATAATAATACTCGTCCTCTACACTCTCTTTGTAGCAACACTCGCCAGCTACCTCACCTACAACATCCGAGGCGAGGTACAGACAGAAGTATACCACTTGCGCGATACTATCTACCACACCGATACCCTCGTACAATACCAAACTATTTACCAAACCCTATACAGAACAAACCATACCACACACAAAGAGACGAACAAAAACTATGTTCAGGATACGTATCGCGATTCTATAGCAACCATTACTATTACAGACACGATACAAGCCGATACCTTGCGTTACCGCCACGTAAACGCCGAGTATAACCTCCCCCGGCTTACTATTACCAACACCCTCCGAATCCGCGACTCAGTGCATGTATTACAGCAATACCAGCCCTTTAGCATTCAATCACCAGACTTTCTACGTAGAACACTCCGCCCATACATCGGTTGCGCAGTCGGTACATCTTCTGTAATACCTACCACGAACAGCATCGCCCTCACTTTCGAAGCAGGGTTACAAGCCAGACACTTCTACTACGGAGCAGCAATCACCTTCCGGAAGCAACAACCAACAAACTACGCAATACAATTCGGTTACACCTTTTAATACAGAACAATCGTAATGGCAATAACACACCTAGTAAAAGCTAAACTCCGCAAAAACGACGAGTACTACACACCCTACGAAACCGTACAAACCGAAATAGAAAACTACCTAAAAGGACAGCCAGACCTATTCAAGGACGCCGTAGTATATCTTCCGGCAGACAATCCGTATCGTGCACAATCTGCCTTTTACTGTTACTTCAAGAACAACTTCTTTAGGCTTAAGCTCAAGAAACTTATTTCGGTAGGTTACAATGCAGCAAGCAATGGCATACAGTCCTACGGCTTTGTATATACCCTCACTCGCGATAACGAATCTGGCTCCTCCTTTACCGAACACTCGTACCTACTCGAGGGCTCTGGCGACTTCCAATCACACGAATGCCGTGCCTTCTGGGAAGAGGCGACACACGTCATAACAAACCCGCCTTTTTCTAAAATTAAGAACTTTATTGAGTACTGCATACACTTCGGGGTATTTTACTCCTTTATCACTCCTATAATAAACATACAATACCGCCGACTCTTTCAACTTATCTGGAAACAACTCGCTTGGCTCGGCACTACCGAACCTAATACCTTCCTCACACAAAACCCAGACAATCCTACCGAAATTGTAGCGCGCCCGATTGTCCATTGCGTTTGGTTTACCAACATTTACCACAACATCCCGCTACCTAAACTACCCCCATTACACACCCTCGCCTACAACCAAGAACACAAAGCCCAGAAACTTGCCAATAAGAAAGGGTATCGCAAGTACGATAACTACGATGCTCTCAACATCCCCTACATCGATTGTATCCCCACCGATTACACAGGCAAAATGGGCGTACCAATAACAATCATCCGCTACATCACTCCGCCACAACACCTAAAACTCGAAGACCTAAAAAGCCTCCGCGCTTACCAACCTATCGCTAACACTCTTCTGCCTCGCAATTCCGAATCCTTTCAATGGATTTCTAAAAGACTCGGACACTTCTCCGAGTGGGGGTTAGCCGATTCACAAAACGCCCCCATACCCCGTAACATGAAAGATAGAAAAACATACTACGGCCCCGTAATAGACGGTAAAGCAATATTCACCCGCATTATTATTCAGTGGCAACCTACCAACCTTCTTAACCTCATTAGCCATATTAACCACTATGTTCCTCCCTCCGAGTGTCACTTTACTAAACCGCCGTACAAGCCAACTATCAACACCACAAGCCAACTATCAACACCACAAGCCAACTATCAACACCACAAGCCAACTATCAACACCACAAGCCAACTTCAAAAACAGAATCAATACACCTAATATCATATCTCAATTAAAACCATTCTGCAGAGAGAGAGTTCTCATACTAATGAATCACAAATCCAACTAATAGAAAGAATAACAGACTACTCCAAACAAACCTATACGAACTAAACACCCTAACTATCCTTACTACTACTATCACTACTATCCTCCTAATACATATAACAGAACTAAGAGTAAAGAGATACCTATATATAATAGGGCGTCGCAGCAGCCTGGCTCGAGTTGATTCAAAACTATATATATATACTCTAAATAGCTAATATGTAACTATTTCGAGCCAATCCGCTGCACAACCCTCCACAAAAAATATCCCTCGGTTTGAGAGGTGTTCAGCATTCAGTATATCGCCATTTTAACGCGTAGCGAATGTGTAGAAAACGCTACGCGGGTTTGCTGCGGATATGTTCAGCATCTAACGCGTAGCGCTTTCTAGAAGAATTGTAGACGCTTGTAGACACTTGTAGACAAATCCGGATATATAGAAAAAGATAGATCCAGACTATACTTAACATACTATATATCATATATATACATATATATATATCTGTATTTGTAGACATGTAGACACTTGTAGACAACTATTTTTAGCTATTTCTTCTACAATCTTTCTACAAGTATTTTTTGCGCGAGTCGATATATATATCGGTGTTCGGTATTCTGTATATCGCCATCTAACGCGTAGCGAATTTCTAGAAATGCGTAGCGGATTTCTGGAAAAAAGAAAACCGATACACGATATAGCTTTTGTAGAAAAAACTGTCTACAACTGTCTACATGTCTACAAGCCGAGCTAACTACCTATAAATCAACACGTATTTTGTAGTAACTTTTCTAAAGCGTTTTTGTCTACAAGAGTCTACAAAGATTCTACAAGTTTTCTAGAAGGCGACAAGCGTTTTGCGCGAGTCGATATATATATCGGTGTTCGGTATTCTGTATATCGCCATCTAACGCGTAGCGAATTTCTATAAAATATATATCTTTGCCATACCCTTAAATAGTTACTTACATTAACCTCTATAAACCATGCTACCTACCAAGTTCAAGCTCCGCACTCGCAGATTACTACATTTTGTAGCCGACTGGAACGAATTCTGGGGCATCCCCATCGCCTTGTTCCTCTTTATTGTCGCGCCACAAATCATTCGCATTTTTGACCCCACTGCAGGCGCCTACGACCTTTCAGTATTACAAGCGCTTTTGTTCGGACTCGCAGCCTTTATGTTCGTCAAGGGACTCGTCTGGCTACTAATCCGGATGGACTTCCCAAAGCTCTACAAGTTCCTAGACAATCGCCTTGACGCTTTTTACCTCACAAACTATACACCTAAGTATGCCACGATAGTAGCCGTTGCTATCTACGCACTCTACCTCGTGCTACTGACAATACTTGTCATCGCACTCCTTTAATTCTCTTTGTTCCTGAACAATACTTTTAATACCTCAAATACAGAACCCCGATGATTAACCTCACAGACCTCCAACAAGCCTCCACACACTACGATCCCGTACTGCGCTACCTCCCCCATGTACTGCTGGAAGAGTACATCAAGGAAATGCACTTTAATTTGCAAACCGTCTCGGCAGAGGACAAACTTATTAATATGCGCAGAGCAGGCTCACTACTCAAACCCTACAAAGGCACGGTAAAAGACCTTAAATCGCAGGAGCTCATCCACCCAGAAGAGTCAACACTAACGCCACGAATGGGGTACCTCGCGCTGGTAGATAACATTCAGAACTATCGCGATAAAACCCTCGTCATGAAAGCAGGACGGACGCTCGACAATCGCAAAAAGGAACACCCATACACAAAGGAAGTGCTTGAGAACATCGTCAAGACTTTCGTAGAAGACTTTACACTCGCCATTCCACACGCTAAGTATAAGAGTGCCGAGTCGCCACTCGGGGTATTCGACGGCTACAACACTATCATCGACGCACTGGTTGCCGATACTAAGATTACTGCCGCTGCGGGGAACCTTGTAGAATGCGAAGAAATTAAAGCTCCAGCAACCGATGCCGAGGCACTGAAACCCCTACAAACTTTCGTAGGTTGGGTACGTGCGCTGAACCCAATGCTTCGCAGTGGAGCGCTCGATATCCTTGTACCGAGTGATACCCTGAACCTTATTCTGGACTCCTACGAAATTCAACGCCGCTACACAGGCGAGATCAGCCGTCAAGCGCTTGCGCTCTATGTTCGTGACAAAGCCTCCCTTGCCCAGACTCCTACCATTATCAGCAATCCGATTATGGGGCTCGGCTCACGACTCATTGCGACTCGTCCTGGTAATATTACTGTAGGTATATCCGCCCCAGCGGATATACAATTTGTGCAAGTACGCTCTGTGTATACCGACCCTAACCTTGTTCAGTTCTGGATGCAAGCCGATATGGGCACTCGCCTTGACGACTGGAATGCTAAAGTATTTGCTACCAACGGCGGTACCATAAAAATGGCCTCTGCACTCGCTGGCGATTACACCCTCTAACAATTGTGCCAAACGCTTTGCTAACGTGTAGAACAAAGATGCCCTCACTCGAACTTATACCCATCGTAGGTACTCTCACCCCAGAACGTACCGAAGCTATTACACAGCAACTCCTCAGCCTCGCGTATAATAGCAACAACACCACCCCTCTCCTCCTGTACATCAATAGTGCAGGAGGGGAGGTAGGCGGCGTTAAGGAACTGGCAAACCTTATACAGAACTCCCCCAGAAAGGTCATCGCAACCGTTGGCGAGTATTGTTGCTCTGCTGCCTATTGGTTGGCTTCGCAGTGTTCTGAAATATGGGCGATATCCCCTACTGCCCGCATCGGAGGCGCTGGAGCGGCTATTACCTACTACCAGCCCTCCGAAAACCTTAAAACCGCCTTCGGTGAGGAGATTACCGTTTATGCGCCACAATCTACCGAAAAAAATAGCGAGTTCAACGCTCTTCTAAATGGCGATGCAGAGCCTCTACGTACAAAGATACTTGCCCCTTTAGCGGATATGCTCCTAACCGATGTATTTGCGGGTAGAGCTACCAAACTCGCCGACCCACAAGACACTGCACTACGTTCCGGATCCACTCTCTACGCTCCAGAAGCACTCGCCAGAGGGTGGATCGACCGCATACTCGGAACTCGCCTTAACATCTTACCCACAATCACCACAATGCTGAACACCGAACAAATCCCAACACAAGAACAGGACTCCGAACAAACAACAATCCTTGCTCAAGATTCCACACCCACTACTACCGAACAACAAACAGAAGTAGCAGCACAAGATACAGAAGAACCTAAAAAAGAGGAAGAGGACTCGGCACAGGATACTAACGTCCTCCTTACCGAACTTCTGAAAAAGATTAACCAACTTCTGGAACAAAAAGCGGAGTCGCCAGACAACGCAAAAACTCCGCCAGAGGCACACGATACCGCTCTACAATCGCCACACCGGGGCATCCCCCCAGTGTCTGGCATCGGTAAGGTAGTGCAACCGCAGGACGCGACCCTCGCCTTTGCCAAAGAGAATGCAGACGACCCCCTCGCAATCATCGCCAGACTCCGTGCCGACTTACACTAACCCTTAAAACCCATTCATTACCATGGCCTACCCTTTTACCAACGTTTTGCATATCGCCGGAGCTGACAATATGGGCGGTATGTCTTGTGACGTATTTTTTGCGCCGCAATCCGCTTTTAAGTCCTTCCCAATCTTTAAGGATCCGCAATCTATTAACCTTGAGGGTGATTTCGAATTCCTAGAAGATGGTGCCGGATTCATACACATCTCGGCATCGTATAAGTCCAACGGGCTCAAGTCTTCTGTTGTAGGCGATATCGATTGCCGTTGTTCGAAGCAGGAGGGCGAGTTTTTTCACCCAGGTGCTGACGAAGCTGGAGCTAAATTTGCTCGCGCTGTCCAGAACACCCCCGGCGTTTTCATAGTACGCGATACAGAAGGTAACCTCCGCGTAATTGGCGATATCATCAACCCCGCATCCGTGTCGGTAGAACACGATACAGGTAAGTCGCCAGAAGACCGCAAAGGTTTCTCTATCAAGTACGAGGCTTATTCTACGCGCCCAATTGTTTACTACAAACCGGCAGACGCGTCGAAGCCATTCCCAGTAGTTGCTTAAATTTGTATAACTTCTTAACCTTTATTAGAAAATGGCAAAAATCCTAAATGGTGCTGGATTTGCGATATCAGGACGTATTGGCAAGTCTGTTTATATAGGCCGTTCGATGGTTGGCGGTAATATATTGGCAGTTGAGAGTAAGCCTTTTGAGATGGGCGATCGTCATCGTCAATTTGGTAAGCGTGTTCATGCGTATCAACTCGCCTACAAGAAGTATGCCTCTGCAGTACGTAAGGGTTTACCCTTTATAGCTGCTAAGAAATACGGTGATAAGTCGTATAATTCGGTTGCGCAGTTTATTAAGCTTAATTGTAGTCACATTACTTCTGGGACACAAGCGGATAGTTTTACGCTTAGCACGGAAAAGCTAATCATCGCTAACGGCAACCTAGACCTCCCCGCAGGAATAAACATACAACGCAACACGAACACCGTTAAAGCTACTTGGACACCGCCCCCAGCAGACGCCTCGCCCGCTGAGAAAGCCCGCAAAGTAGCGCTCCTAGTACTAGCAAAAGCCGATCCCGCTAAAGTATTTACTTCAGTAGGAGCTACTACGCTGGAGAGCGGTACTGCAGAACTACCTATCACTCTGGGCACAGAACCGATTGTTGTTTACTTCTTTGTATACGACGATACCCCTAAATCTTGCGCCTCTTCCCAGCAACACACCATTACGATTTCATAAGATGTATAGCAATCGCTTTTAATGCGTAGCGAACGTCTAGAAAAAAACCGCAGAGCGGGTCTGCCGGGGATTCAGTATTGCGATTTCATGCATCCGCTCTCAACGCGTAGCGAACGTGTAGAAAAGCGAATTTCTAGAAAAGAATGAACTACCTCCCTTACGTAAGATTCTACAAGGATTACAGATTCACAACGAGTGCCGAGCGTGTAGAAGTGCTCGGCACTCCGGTGGAGTTCTCTTTTAGGCATCTTACTGCAACGAGTACCGCGCAGGGCGCTAAGCCCAATACCTTTGCGTACAGAATAACCCTTGCTCTACACAGTAACCGAATTGACTCCACATTGCAAAACCTAGTGGTTACTCTGCAAAGCTCTCTGGCGGTACTCTTTATACCTATCGAACAAGACTCAACCTATCTTTTGGCGCGAGGTTTTATGTTCGGTATGCACCCCGATTTACAAACCGTCCTCATGCACTTCCCAAACCAGAAACCAGCGGGCGACTATATGCCCGAACCCGTATACAGTATCGGTATTGACGGTACCGATCTCCTCCCCTACCACGAACTCACCCACCCAGTCCGTATAGACTATACCGCACTACAACAACCCTTTTAGGTATCGTCTCGAACACGATGTATCAATCGCCTTTAATGCGTAGCGAATTTCTAGAAAAATGTCACTCCTCATCAACCTACAAGCAGACGATCTCGACGCGTATTTACCCTCCGCAGTATACTACCGAGGGCGATACTGCAAAACCAAACGCGAGATTGCCGATCACTTCCTACCCTTCTTTATACAGATGTGTAGAAGTGCAAGCTCTGCCTACGAACTTATGCTCGCCCCACTTAACGATTGCAATACCCTAAAAATCGTTGCTGCCCAGACATCCCAAACCACGAAGCTCGACACCTACCAGCGCAAAATTGCCATCGGAGCTATACGTAAAGGATTGTTTACCATAGACATAACTGAAACCAGTTACCATCACAACGATGTTGGCATCGGGGATATATACTACCTCACTGGCGATTGGATCGATAAAGACAAACTCTACGAACAATACCGTTCGGTACTCGCCGCACCGCAATTCCCTACTGTGCAGCAACGCAATCTACAATACGTTACTGGGAATGGCGATCTAAATTTCCTACCAGTATATCTTCTGAAGATTACCGAACAAGCAAAAAAGAACAATCGCAAGCCAGAGTATGGCGAGATACAGAATACCCAGAACACCGAAATCGCCTACACCATCGGAATCCCTTACGATGCTCTCGGCAACTTCAATATAAATGCCCCACAACGCCTCGAAATACTACAAGAGGTATTGTCATCCCCCTTTATATACTTACACGCAGGAGGGACGGAGATAGACGCCGTAAAACGCATTTCTATTACTACTACCACTACCGAACTCCTCACCAACAAGACACAACCCCTACTACAAATTGCAGCTGTAGAAATCTCCTAAACCATGGATCTTAAAGAGTGGCTACAATCAGAAGAGAAGAACATCGCCATCGGTCGCGAGCTCTACAAGAAGTTATTTGCCTCGGTGCCCGGAATCCTACAACCCCAATCCTCGGCATCCGAATCCCTACAAAAGAACTTCCTCACCAACGCTTTCCAACAACACCTCTCGGCAACAGCCCTACAGTCTGGCGGTGCCCCACAAAACCCTACCTCCTCCTCACCCATCCCAACCGAACAAGTAACAGCCTCTCGCGCTATTGCGTATGCCGATACAGAAAGAGAAACACCTAAAACCTATACCGACGGACGATGGACGCTCCGAGACCCCCGACTCACCACCGCTCCACAAGCCGTCCGCTCTGCAGCACAGGAAATAAAACGACTCCTCCCTATCATCGCACACCTCCACCTAAAGCTTGTAGAGACTACCAAAAAGAAAGAGTCGCCCGCTCGCGCTAAACTTCTGAAAACCCTACGTAACAGACTCGAAGAACACGTAACTCAAAAAATGGAATTCTGGGCAATTATTGACGATTATGCAGCCTCCGTATCTTAAACCATGAATAAGTACAATCATCGCCAATTTGTAAAAGAGTATGCCGAGTCGGTTGGGCTCGACTCTTACGCTACTACCGGCTGGAACGACATCCGGAACATCGCAACCATCCTCCGCAACTATCGCCTACCTATTCTGATCTCCGATTTCAACGAAACCTCGCAACTGCTGAACAACGACACCGACTCACTGCTGGAACGCTCCCAGTACGCTATTCTGTGTTTTACGCAAGCCGAGGTCGGTAACCCGGATTCGGTACCTCAAGCACGCAAACAAGCGCGAGATATCTTAAACACCTTAATCCGCACTATACTCAGCAAAGCAGGTAGCGCACAGGACGGATTGACATACCTCGACCGCTCCTCCTTTGTAATAAGTCCTCTCGGTTTTACTGCCGATTGGGCTTTTGGTATTATGCTCTCCTACGAAGTACTCACCCCATTCCTCTACTAAGATGAAAAAGATAATCCTCCTCCTTGGCATTCTCTTAGCTTGTTCAGCAGTCGCCACAGCCTCCGACTCACTGCGCACTATCTACACATCGTACATCGGTGTTCGTGAAGCAACAGGACGTAATGACGGTCCGCAAGTAGAAATGTTCTTACAACACGTAGGATTGCGTAAAGGCGAGCCTTGGTGTGCGGCTTTCGTTGCCTATTGTTTGCATAAATCTGGACGGGCATCGGCTCCGTATAGTGGCTGGTCACCCGCTTTCTTTCCAGAACGCTACCGAGTCCGGCGCGATACTACACTCCTCCCCGGCGATGTGTTCGGTATTTATTACCAAAATCTTAGACGCATTGCGCACGTAGGTTTTGTAGATACTTGTATCGCCATTAAAGTAGTTCACAGCAAAGATGCCAAACAACCCGCCAGATACTTTGCGCCTAATACCGACTTTATACCCACTGTCGAAGGAAACACGAACAACAACGGATCTCGCGAGGGTATCGGTGTTTTTCGTAAACTCAGACCCATAAAAACGCTACGATACATCTCTAGATATCCCCTACCCCAAAATGTCAAGCCCTGACGACTCAAACAAAATTATAGTCAATTACGTCGACCTTTGGCAAAAAGATATCCAGAAGAAAGTTGCCAAGGAACAGGAAACCCTACGCCACGAAAAAGAAGAACAAGAAAGAGAAGAGCGCGAGGCTTTAGAAAGAGAAGAGAAACGAAGAGAACAACAACGCAATTACGATGAATGGCTGGACTCGCTCGACCTCGAGCCTTTCATAGCCGCTAAGATGGAAGAAATTAAAAAAGAAAAGTGGTTTCCCAGAATCGACGATCTCGGCACTTCCAAAAGAACTAAAGGCCTTATCAGACAAGAGAACTACGGTAACGGCAATTACCGATACATCGGACTCGCCATTAAGTGGCAAAAACCCCTCTACTACGGCGTACTAATCTCCGAACAGAATACTATCACCGAATCCCTCGCTCCGCCAGACAATTACAACCAACCCGCTACAAACCCCGATTTAAGTCATAACCGCCGCTTATTCTTTGCCTACGATTTCATCTCCGACGCCTACAATATTGTATACGATGTGCGCAAGAAATTCTCAGAAAAACTCAAAAAGCTTAACAGGAACATTATCGTAAGCATGCAAGACAGTATATCTGGCGGTTTAATTTATGATCAGGAACTCCTCGCAGCTCACCAATCCGGACTCAACATCGAACTACAGAACAATGTCGAAGAGTGGTATTACGACGATACCTCCCCTTTCGGTCCACCCATCGAGATGATCGACCCTCCTTTCTAATACCCCTAACCACAACCCCGGAATCCCACCATGGCACTAAAGAATCGCGCAGGCGTCATAAATATAAATACGGGCGACGCTCGTAAAAATCTTAAGGAACTACAAGAAGAGGTAAACCGTACCTCAGAAGTGTTCAAAAAAGCCAAAGCCTCTGGCGACAAGAATGCCTCCAGCAAAGCAAAAGAAGCCCACTCCGAAGCACTGAAACGCCTCGGCGCTTACCTCCGCTCGGTACGCGAGGCTGCTGTTGCTAGCGGCGATCTTAATTCGCTTTCTTATGGCGACCTTATCCGCGCTCAAGCGGATCTCGAACGCAGTCTCAAACATCTTAACCGAAGCTCGGAAGAGTTTAAGGAAAAGATGGGGCAGCTCCAGAACGTCAAGAAAGCTATTAGCGAAGTCCGTAAAGAGATGCGCGATTTCGAAGCCAATACAGAACATGGTACCGAAGCTATCCTCGCACTCCACAAAGAGGGTAAAAGCCTTAAAGACTTACCGCTGGACTCTCTTACTAAACTCGAATCCGAACTAACTGCAGAGATCAATCGCGCGACTCTCGGCAGCAAAGAGTTCGTGGAGGCAAACATGCGTCTGGGCGACGTTAAAGCACAAATCGAAACTGTGCGGGGAGCCATGACCGCACTAAATGCTGAACAGAATAAACCTAGTCTAACTGCGCAAGTGGGGCAAGGACTGCAGGAATCACTCGGCAACATCGTACAAATACCCACTTCCATCGGGGATGCCGTAAAACTCGGTGCCCAGAAGATTAAGCAATTTGTATCGCAAGGCGTACAAGAATACAAAGTATTAGAAGATAAAACCAAAAACCTCGCTGCACTGACGGGGCTTGCTGGCGATGACCTCGCGTACCTCGAATCGCGCGCTAAAGAATTAGCAACACAAGGAACAGAATCGGCACAGGAAATCCTCGACGCTTTTACTCTTATGGGGAGTGCGAAGCCAGAACTACTAGGAAACGCGGAGGCACTCTCCCAGACTACCGAAGCCGCGCTCACCCTCGCCCTTGCCTCGAAACAGGACGCTAAAACAGCAGTAGAATCTCTTGCTGCTACCATGAACCAATTCGGTGCCGCTGCCTCCGAATCCGAACGCTATATAAATACCCTTGCAGCAGGCTCACAGGCTGGCTCCGCAGCAGTTAGCGACATTAGCAAAAGTATCGTCAAGTTCGGTGCCACTGCTGCCAACGCTAATATCTCGGTAGAAGAGTCGGTAGGACTTATAGAAACACTTGCCGAGAAGGGTATAAAAGGCGAAATAGCCGGAACACAGCTCAACGCGGTACTAGTCAAGCTACAAGTTGCTGCAAATCAAAACTTTAACCCCGCAGTTGTGGGTATGGAAAAAGCGCTTGACAACTTAGCTGCTGCGAATCTTTCTACTGCCGAGAAGGTTGCTTTGTTCGGAAGAGGTAACATCGTAGCAGGAGAGGTATTGGTGTCGAATCGTGACAAATTTAAGAGCCTCACGAAAGCCGTTACAGGTACTTCTACTGCTTACGAACAAGCTGCACTAAATGGCGACACACTCGCCCTTAAACAGAAATCGGCAGAGAATGCTATACAGAACATGCGCATGGAAATCGGCGCTAGACTCCGCCCACTCTTAGTAGCATTCTACGAAAAGCTAAAAGAGTTCTGGAAGTGGGCACCCAAAATCCTCGAAGCTCTGAAGCCAGTAGGTAACATTGTTGCTAAGATGTGGGGCGCCATTGTAAAGTATCTTAGTGTTCTGAAATCGGCTTTTGTAAAAGTGTCTGATTACATTGGCTATCTACTTAAGCCCATTAAGTTTATTCTATCGCTTGTAGGCGAACTATTTACATTCCTCACAGACGGACTCGATAACCTCGCGCATAGTTTCGGAAGAGTAAAAAACGCAGCGGCTGACTACAACAAAGAACTCGCCAAAGAACAAGCACTCCTTGCGCAAGTTGTATCCGCTGCAAAAGATGCTGCAGAGTGTTCGGAAGAGCGTAAAAGAGCTATTGAAAAACTTAACCAACAGTATGGCAAGTATTTACCGCAGCTATTAACTGAAAAGTCCTCCCTCGAAGAGATCGAAAACGCCCAGAAGCTCGCCAACGAAGCCCTAAAATATAACCTCGCCCTTAAATCGCAACAAGAAAAACTCGCAGACGCACAATCGCGCGCACTCGAAGAGGAACTACAATACCGAACCGAGATTAACGAACTTCTGAAAGAACAAGTAGGCGGTAATTATGACCTCGCCCGTGCCGAGCTCGAACAGATACTCGCCTCCGATAACGCGGAGCAAAAACTCGACGCATTCCGTAAAAAATGGAACATAGACGATACCGGTTTTTTCTCTGGCTCACAGCTCCAGAAACTTGCCAAAAAGCTCAAGCAGGTAAAAGAGGACGCGATACAGGATGCCCAAACAATCCGCGACGCTTTCAGTGGTATCCTCGCTAACGAAAAACCCAAAGAGTACAACCACAACCCAGACGCTTCTACACAGAAAGGAAAACAGAACTCACTCGCTGGAAACGTAAACGTACAAATCCCTGAAGACTATATTGACGACGTTACGGGCGATTTCATAGACGAAGCCCCCGGAACAGCCGCCAGCGGTAAATCGGCATCCCGCGCTATACAGAAACAAAAAGACCAAATTACAGAATACTACAACTGGTTAAAAGCCGAGTTGAAAGACTTCTTGATAGAGCGCGAGATTACACAAGAAGAATATGACCAACAACTCCGAGAGTACGAACTCGCCTACTATATCGAAAAACAAGCCGAGGCAATTGCGCGCGGTGAGGACGATATGCAGTGGCGTACCAAAATACAGGACTGGCAGCTACAAGAAATCAAACGAACAGAAGACGAACAAAAACGCATACAAGACGAACAAGCCGCTAGAGAAGAAAAACTCCGCAAAGAGAAAGAACAAGCACTAAAAACAGCCGCTGAGAACGAACGGAAGATACTTGCCCAGAAAGAGAAAGAACAGAAAGACCGCGACGCCCGCGAACTCGCCGCATACAAGAAGAAATTTGACTTTATGCAAAACCTTGGGCAGCAGTTCGGACAGCAAATCGCGCAATATATCACCGATGCCGAGTTTACCCAGAAACAATTTGGTAAAAAGCTCGCCACACTCGCGCTGGACTCTTTGCAGACAGTGGTACGTCAGTCCATCGCCTCAATCTGGGCACAGTCGCTAGCTAGTGCCGATAGTATTGCATCGTATGGCGTAGCCGGAGCAGTTCGTGCCGCAGCCCTTACCGCACTGGTCGAAGCCGCTTTTGCCACTGCAAAGGGCTTTATAGCGCGCCAACACTACGAGGGTACCTTACACCACCAGACTAGTGGTAAATACGCGGTAGAAGGCGCGCAAGACGGCAAAAAATACTATGTACCATACATCGGCTCGGTAAATGGTGTTCGGTATGTGGCACATCCTGCACTAATCTCCGAACAAGGAGGAGAGATCATCGTCGACGCAGCACGAAGCCAACAAATCCGGATGCGCTACCCTTGGCTACTCGAACAACTCAAAGCCGTACCACAATACGCAGACGGCTCGCCAGAACTCACCACACAACAAACCACAATACAGAATACCACCTCCCCAGAACAACCCTCCCCTCTCACTGTGCAAACCCTTGTAGAACTCGCGCAAACCCTGAACAAGTTAAATGCACAACTATCAGAACCCCTCCGAGCATACCTCTCGCGCGATGAACTCTTTCACACCCTCGACCGGCGCTCAGAAATTAACCACTAATAACACGATGTATAGTACAGCATTTAACGCGTAGCGAACTTCTAAAAAAAAAATGGACTGGAACACCCTCACAACCCCGCAATTGTACCGACTCGCTGCAGTCGCCCTCACAGCGCCTAATAGCTCCTACTTCCTAAAGCGCGCAACCGAGATCCTTTACAGAATACGTATTGTTGTTCAGCACAACAAACAGAAAGCGCGATACTTGGTTAAGAGCAATATCATCGGCTTCCCAGCAAAAGCGTATGACCTACTCGAACTCCACGACATCCTCCACTCGCTCGACTGGCTTCTGGACGCCCAACGCCTACAAGTGCAATCGCAACGGACACACCCCATATATTCTGTAATCAGAACACCGCACTTCGGTAAACTCCTTGCGCCATCGCCAGAACTGACAAACATCACACTGGGGCAGTACTTGTTAGCAGAGGATTTACGTGCCACGAATGCTCCACTCGAACAATTCCTAGCCGTCCTCTACAAACCCGCTAAAAAGAAAGAGGAGCCCAATTACGAACTCCTCGCCAAAGAGATAAAAAGTGTACTAAAAAACGACTCGCCAGAACTGCTTGCACATCTTTGGTGGTGGGAGGGTAATCTACGCTACTTAAAAGAGTGCTTTCCTAACTTGTTCAGCACACCAGACCCGGATCCGGATACACAACCCCTCCGTAAAGAATTACCCTCTACATTTATCTACCGACTCGCAGCGAATGCTCCAGAAAAAATCCAGCAATACCAAAACCTTAATTTGTACGAGGCACTCCGCTTATTCTCAGAAACACTGAATACAGAACATACGTAAATAGACTCCGGTACCGCCGGGGGTACTTTAACCAAATAACACCAATGGGCTATCACTCCCTCCATTCGGAGCGTACAAGTTTGTGCCTATAAAAAGCGTGTCCCAAGCATCGGTAATATGTGTTTTGTGCTGGTCTGGGAATTCGTACGAGTCTGGGCGTTTCTCTGCCGATTTATCTTTGCCAAACCCAGACTTTGTAACTACCGAACCCGTAAGTTCGATAGCCGTTATTAAATCGTCGCAAGCCTCTGAATTAAAGCGAGGTAACAAAAAATCGCCCTCACCCCTAAACGCTGCATTAATATAGTTGAACTTAAGGGCATGACGAATCGGTGTACCACAGTTCACACCATTCACATGAAATCCGCCCTCCTCCAACTTCCGAATCACTAGATCAGAATAAGAATAGCCGGTCGAGGCTGCTCGCGCTACTGCAGTGGCATCGTAGTAGTAGGTTACTTCATGCAACGGATGATACTTGTAGTATTCACAAAACTTGTCTATCAAGTCCTCTAGTGTCTGTGGACTCTTTACCCACATAGCGCGCACTGTACGTAGTATCTGTTCGACACGCTGCCCCACTACCAGCGTACATATGGCGATATTATAGTCTAGTGCAATCTCAAGCGGTAAATCGGCACGAACATCGCCATCCCAACGGCAATCAGCGCCTGTTACAGTTGTAAACTCTGCATTTGCAGCAAAGCTTGTAGCTTCTGGGGTATAGGTCAGACGCTCTGCGTCGAAGGAGGGGTAAAAACTATTATTTGTCTGTGTAGCTCGCTGAGAAAGAATCGAAGTAGCAAATACCTGCGGCGGTAAATCGCGCTCCATCTTCTCAAACCATTCCTCACCGAGTATTTCCAGATTGTCGAGGGCAGAGTATACCTTAAAAAAGGTAGCGCGCCGGCGAGCCCTGTTCAGTTGTTTTTTCAGTAGTGCAATATGTTCTGTATTGTGCGCAGATAGTGCTCGCTGGTATTCTGTATAGGTCATACGAATGAATGCTATTAAATCGGTGTCCATGTCCTCCTCTTTGGAAAGGATCCAAGTGCCTCGCGAGTCACTCGGCATATCGGTAGAGAAGAAACTCCCCCCATGCCAAGGACACTCGCCAAAGTACTGACGGTTGCCACGAATAGCCGGATTTACTTCGTTTACTATCTTATTAAACGCCAGAAACCTCGCCTCGGGACCTATTACATAATCTAGCGACATCGAGTTGGCACTCATCGGACGGTCGAAGCTAATCATCTGCAGTATTGAGCCCGTAAAAAAGCTAATAACGTTGCTCCAGTCAAAAGGCTCTATAACGGGTTTTGGGAAGTTCATTGCTTTTGGCGGTCGAACACCTACGAAATAGTGAAAATCGCGCCTATACCCCCACCTTCCCAAAGCATTGGCAATTGCGGGGAAGGTTTGCGTTTTTAGCTTAATGTAGGAGGGCGATAACAATCCGCCACAACTCCCCCGCATCGCAAAGATGTTGCGTACCAAGACTCTCGCGTCGAACCCCTCCGATTTACCCAGCCCTCGCCCCCCGATGATATATTCATTCTTGGCACCGATTATCATCGCCTCTATCTGCGCACGATTGAAAAACAATTCTGTTCCCATGTTTTTAGACTTATGTGGGGTTATAAGGGCACATAATCGTCTACATGGCTTGGCGGTAAATCCGGATCGCTATCTTGTTCAGCATTGCAAGCATCTACGTACTCAGCCCATCGCCTCAGGAAACGTCGCAACGTCCGCATATCGCAACGGAGCGTCCGCATGATCCAGCGTTTGCTTTTACCCTCTTCTAGTGCATCTTGAATAAGATGCCGATAGGGGTACAGTTTCAGTTGTTCAAATTCCAGTCTCTTCATCTTTATGTATTATTTGTAGCTATACAGTGATACTCCGCACTCCCAGCATCATAGCTCCTATCTTATATACCCCAGAATAGGTCAAAAGCTCCTCAAACAACTCTTGGGGCACGGAATCGTAGTTCAGGATTTGCAAGCATTGCGCACTCTCTAACTGCTTGGACTCGCGCAAGAAGTACACACGAATAGCATCGCGAGTATCTTCCTCACGCAACTTAAATGACGCAAACAGAACAACTCGCACAGTATATTGCCGATAGTTCCATCGCGTACCATAGTACTTCCGAAACGCTTGCAATTGTGCTACATCCGCCGCACTCTTAAATATATCGGGGTCTATATCTTTCAACAGGAATGCCCTATAAAAGAAATCCCCCCAGAATGCTTGTGTCGCTTTTTTACTTTTTAACAAACCCTCTAACCATATAAAAACGAATTGCATTTTTACCCCTCTTCTTCTAAAGCCATAGCATCCGTGTAAAAAAGCTCACGCGGCGTAAGTTCTACGTTTAGGCTTAAATCGTATATAGGTTTATGTTCCTCTGCTGCGGTTGATAGTAACCAATCGAATACCTCTGGAATTATAAGCCGTAACGAAAAGATACAAATCCGTTTCGCATGCAATATCTCCCTATATGCCCGCGTATCGTGTGTAACATGTTCGTAACCGCGATATCCAACGCCCATCTCCTCTGCACTGAAATACATCGGGCTTACAGGATACAACACCACGAATACCCCCGCTAGCGAGCCGTGTACCGTCTTGTAGTAGTTCTGTATCGAACGCAAGACCGTCTGCGGTACATCGCTTGTAAAATAATCCTCCTCCAGTTCGTGTAGAAGAGCATACCTACACTCGCGCAGACTGTATCTTTTTCGAGTTGCGCTACCGTCATCTATGTACTGAAAAAACAATATATCCCGCATTATTTTTTACCTCCTCTCTTTGCCATTTCTATCTTAGCATGCAATGCATTTATATCCGCTACCCCCTTTATGTAATCTTGGTAGGCATCGAAAATTTCTACCTCGGCTTTAGCCTTGTCAAAATTCAAATGCCGACGAGGCATATACGTAACATTTATAAACTCCTTATGGAGTGCTTCTACAAGCTCGGTTTGATACTGCCGATATTCCTCCCTCGCCTCCATTACAAATACTTCGCAATTCTTTCTCTTAAGCTCTGCTGCAAGCGATTTTAGTAGAACTGACAACCACTGGATATTATCTTTAATTACATCGCCTACTATCGTGTACAATCGCCAATCGTCCTCCTCCTCAGGGTTCCACGCACGAAACCAATACTGCTTAAGATAATGCGCCTCAATCCGGTCCATCCCCTGATAAAGTAAGGGGTTAAGCGTCTTAAAATCCTCGCCTGCCCACTCATTCAGTCCGGTTGTAGCTGTACTCAAACCCTGAAAAAATCCTATGTAAATCCGCATCTTTATTACCTCCACTTCTTTGTTTGTACTACTTCTGTATCATGCTCCACATGAATTCGCAGCGCGCCTTCTCTTTTTCCTTTGCCATTTCTATCTTGGCGGACAATGTATCTGAATCCGCTATACCCTTTATATAATCTTGGTAGGCATCGAAAACCTCCACCTCGGCTTTAGCCTTGTCAAAATTCAAATGCCGACGAGGCATATAGGTCACACTTATGGAGTTCTTATTCAGTGCTTCTACAAGCTCGGTTTGATACTGCCGATATTCCTCCCGTGCCTCAATTACAAATACCTCTGCTCTTTTCCTCTTAAGGTCGGCTACAAGCTCTTTTATTAAAACAGGCCACCACTGCGGAGCATCTTTAACCACATTGCCTACTATTGTGAACAATCGCCAATCGGAATCCTCTGGCTTCGACACACGCAGATAATACTGCTTAAGATAATGCGCCTCAATCCGGTCCATCCCCTGATAACGTAAGGGGTTAAGCGTCTTAAATTCGTCTGCACACCACTCATCCAATCCAGTTAAAATCATACTCGCACTGTCAAAAAATCCTATGTAAATCCGCATTTTTACTACCTCCACTTTTTGTTTGTTTTGTTCTCTACTTCTGTATTTAGAATGGCACGAATGCCTCGCCATATTTTTCTCTATTCTCTTTTACAAATTCTTGTAGCACCTCCTCGGCTTCTTCAGAAGTCCATCCCTCCTTTTTCAACCGACTCAAGACGTAATTGTAAATCGCCGACATCGAACTGTCTGAAGTATTCAAAAACGCCTCCGCAGCCAACTGCTCGAGTGCCTTTGTTAATTCCTTTTCCAAGGGTACTCGCGGCGTTTCCTGTACACCGCTACTCTTATTCTGTATCTGTGCAGTAGTCTGTTTATTTTCTGTTACCTTTTTTTGCGCGTTTGTAGGCGTTGTGTCGCTTGTTGTATCCTTCTGTGGTATAACATTACTACCCTGGTTATTTTGCGGCGACTGTGGCGGTTTATTGCCACCATCGTTGTTATCACCATCCCCAAATCCTTCAGTGTTGAAAGAAACAGGCAAATCGATATCTTTCAGTCGGAACACCCAAGCTTTACCAACCACTGCCTCTGGGGTAGCGTCTTGCGACTTCTTGATACCGTCCCAACGCACTGACTTTTTGCTACTTATAAACCCGTCGCCCGATTTTAGGTACTTCTGTATCGTAACCCTTGAGAATAAGTGTCCGCCGATGGCTTTCATCTCTTTCACATACATCGGGTAGAGGGTTGTCATGTTTAGGTAGAGCAAGTCCTCGCCGGCAGCTACGTCCATTACTGCGCCGCTTTCTGTATGCTGAACCCCTGACGCTTCTAGAAGTTTGAAATCCGAACCACGTACCAACTCTCCCCGCTGCACAAGGGTCGCAAACACATTCCAGAAGGTAGTGAGTTCGTTGCCAGAAGTGAGATCATCGGTTTGTGTGGTGATGTTCGTGCTCGCCATGCCGAGGATATCCTCCTTACTGAAAGAAATCCGAAGCACAGGCGCTAAAATATCGTATATCGCCAGAAGTATGCTCCACGTAGAAATTATACGGTCTTCTGTGCGAACCCCAGCATCGCTCATCCGCTTACGAACAAGCCGCCGCATTTCAGTATAGACCCGGCTAAAGTTGCTTTCTACCAACTCGCGAGCGTCCAGACATTCATGAATTACACCCGAGAGCCCCTCCTGTTCCATCGCTACTAAATCCTCGAGCGCATCCTGCTCCGAGTCTGTGTATTGCGACTTTGTGAACTCGAGCGATATAATACGCGTCAGCAACGCAGCATCCGTATCCGGTATCTGCTGACCGGCAATACACACCGATGCCGAGATCTCGCTTTGCGAATTGTACCGAAGCCCATCTACCGAAGTACTGGCAACCGTCTTCACACGCCCACCACCGTCGAACATACTCTTGATAAACTCTACCTTATCGCGCGTAATACCTACAGAATACTCATCAAATGCTATCGGCACATTCTTGTATTCATGAACAGCATTATCCAGACTCGGCAGCGTAGAGTTGGCTAAGTTCATCAGTACCGGACTCTTAAAGAACAAGCGCGATATACTCCGCAGCATGACACTTTTACCCGTTCCACACTTACCAAATGCATTCAGGAGCGGTACCATCCCCGCAGTCTCTTGTATTATATCGCGATACAGCGAGGTAAGCATGAACAGGAGCCCCACCCGCCCATTGGCGCCGTATACTTTCAGAAACTGACTTTGCCAATCGGTAAATTTATACTTACCAAAGCGTGCTGAGAACTTCTTACGATTCCGATGCTCGAGCGAGTATTCGTTTATTCTGTTTGCAGCAGCACTGTAATACGTCCTGTTCTTAATTTGTACTGTTCCGTATTCAGAAAACTCCTTAAAACCCTCGCGAGGCGTGTACACACCGTTAGCCCACGTCCAAAAACCCTCGTCATTCCATCCCAGCTGTGAAATCCCTTTACAGGGCGTACATTCGTTGAGCAACAACCGCCACAGTGCGATAGTGTCTGCTTTCGAGCCCCAGTACTCGTAATTGCCAAACTTCCCAAAAAACAACCTAGCATCCGACTCCGTTTTGAAACTCTTATCAGCGCCAGAAAGCTCGACGTATTGCCGCTCGCCTGCTAAGTTCTCTATTTCGATGAGTCGGTGTGTAACTCCTTCTGTAGCAATGAAAAACAACCCCCTCGCTGTGAAATTCGAGATCAGACTCACCCCGCCATTCTTCTCTAAGTGCCACAACACACCGTCCGAGCGCGTAATACCGTACTCTTTCAGTTGCACAGCACTCAACCCCTTCTGGGCATCGGGCGCTACAAGCTTCCTGCCATTGAGCGTTACGTCCTCTTCTACCGCTGCGCCCTTAAGATTCTGTAACAACGGCTCCCACTGCTTGCGAGGCTTAAACGTATTGCCGAGCAGCGTAAGATAGTACGACCGTGTCGACTCGTCCAGCTTTCGAAACAACTTACCCAAAGTGTCGAACAAATCGCGATACTCGCCCAGACTCAATTCGCTTACCTGCTTACCGCCGTCCAGCTTACGCTCGAGCCACCATACAAGGGCATCTTTGCTGCTGTACTCTATTACGCCAGCTGCGTCGTCCTGCGGCGCCTTCGCAAAGTACGAATCGGGGTCATCGCCTTCCGTACCCAACACACAGACACTTGCCGCAAAACCGCGTTCGAGAAGTGCGAACAAATCGCGCTCTATAGCTGCAAAACCCGCTGCGTCGTTGTCTGGTATTAGCGTAACATGCTTCACCGCAGCATGCTTAAACAAACGCAAGTGACCTTCCGTAAGGGCAGTACCCATCCGCGCTACGGCAGTGGTTACGCCACAGTCGTGCAGACGCATTACATCGGTATAACCCTCTACCAGCACTACGCTACCACTCTTCCGAATACTCGGCACTGCCTCGTACCAACCGAACAAGATCTCGCCTTTCTGGAACACCTCACTCCCCGGCGAGTTCACATACTTCGGAGCCGACTCTTTGCGCCTTATATCCTCCATCGAAAGGCTACCTATCATCGGGTCCATCGCCCTACCACTAAACCCTACTATTTGTCCTCTTTCATCGCGCAACGGAATTAGCAACCGACCCACCAACGGAGTGTAATACGACCCGCCCTCGCGCTGTTTGATAAAGCCTACTCTAACTAAATTTTCGATATGTTTTTTTTCTACTGCCCACTCCGCAAAATTTGTACAAAACCCTATACCCCATTTTTCAAACCACGGCTCAAATCTTTCACAAATCCGATCCTCCCCCAGATTCTCACTCAGCCGATGCCCCAA